GGACGCCCCCAGTGCCGCCCATCGCCTCCGCGACCTGCTCCAGCGTAGCCCGGCGTTGCACGCGGCTCTCAGGCACGGCGAAAGTGTGCCAGCCTGCCTCACCGGGGAGGAAACCTTCTACGAAAAGCAGGGGCGTCCAGTCGGACCCGTCGTGGGAGAACTCGACGTTGAATAGACCCGGAGAGAATTCTAGGCCCTCCGGGTCTTCAGGATAGTAAATGGCCACTTCCCGGACGGTACGAGCCGTGCTGTATTCCAGTCCCACCCCCATGGGCGTGCTGGAAAGCGCGGCACGAGCATAGGTCTCCAGGTCTCCGTCGAGAGCGTTGTCTGCGGTGAAGTTTACGGAGGTCCCTTCTTGGACAATCTCCGCGTCCCCCTTGCCCTCCGGTACGCCCGGTTCTCCCCTGAACTCGATCTCGTAAAGCCGATTGGCCACGGCGTCGGGCTCGCCCAGGCTATTGCCGATGACCCGGATGCGCCAGAAGCGGGCGGCCACCCTTTGACTGAGCGGTACGAAATCCTCCGTGCTGGCGTCCGCAGCAGCCGGAAGGTCGTCGATCTCAAAATCCCCGCCGCCACCGCCCCCGGTTTCCACTTCTTCCCATCCCCCGTCTTTCCGGCCATAGAGACGACCGTCAAGCGGGGCCTCCGGGACGCCGCCTCCACTGCCACCCCCGGCAAACTCAGCCACTTTCGACAGAGGCACCTTGCGGGTGCTCGTTTCGTCGTTCAGGGCGAAGGTGTGCCAGCCGTCGTTTGCGGGGGCGAAGCCTTCCACGACGGTGTGCGTCACCCAGTCGGTGCCGTTTAGGGAATACTCGATGTCGAACGATCCGGGGCTGAAGTTCCGGTTCGTCACGTTGGCCGGGTAGAAAACGGCAACCTCCCTCACGGTGAGGGGCGCTGCGTACTCCAGGCTGACGGTATACGGCCCTGTGTTGTCGTCCTTGCGGGCGGGCGTGCTGGTGTTCTCGTCGAAGGCGTTCTCAGGAGGCCCCAGCTCGTTGGTGTTCTGTCCGAAAGCCTGAGCCGAGCCCCTGGATTGCGGTACCCCCGGATATTCGCGGAATTGCACTTCGTAAACACGGTTCTGGTCCCATTCGGCGCTGCCAAGCGTGTTCTCCCGGATTGACAACCGCCAGAAGGGGGCCGCCAGCAAAGCCGTCTGGCTCATGGGAATGAGATCGTCGCCGCTGAGGGGCAGACCGTCGGGCATGTCGTCGATGTTCAGTGCATCGACCACTTCCCATTCTTTGTCTTTCCGGCCGTAGAGCTTGCCGTCTTCTGGTGCCTCCGGAATCCCGTCACCGCCAGCCGCGGCATTGATAACGAAGGGGTCGGCTTCCGTACCGGACCCGGTGATCGACACGTTATCCCCTTCCTGAATAAGTCCAGCTATGTCCTGGAGGCTGCCCTGGCTGATCGCTTCTTTGATCTGGGCGAACGTCATCTTCAGAGAGACGCCATTCTGTTCGACCTCAAACAGATCGTCATCGCCGGGGTTTTGTGCTTGGCTAAGGTCGCCTATCGTAACGTCGGCCATTCTAAGTTCCTCGATTAAAGTCCAGCGACCACACGGCGGTCGCTCTCAGTGGTTGTCCGCTGGTCGCCCTCAGTTGTGCCTCTGCCCAGAACAGGCAGGCTACCGGTAAGCTCGAAGTTCTGCCAGCAGCGCTCGCCGTCCCGAATCGCCACAACCCGGCAACGCAAGGCTGCGGTGCCCGCGGGCGGCCAGTTGGAGAGCAGATTCAGAAAGAAACTGGTGTCGGTGCCCACGTCTTCGACGCGCCAATTGGCCTCGATCACGGAACCCGCGTTGTTCAGACGGTCGATCTCGACGGTGTACGTCACTCCGGGCTCAACGGGTGTGGAGGGTGCGGTCCAAGACAGGACTTGAACGTCCTCCAGCAGCCGATTTCTATGGCTCCACGTAAGCTCCAGAGTGTCAGACAGCTCGACACGACCGAAGCCCTGTCCGTTCAGCTTAACGTTCGCCGGCCGCAGGGGCTTGGTGGGACGGGCCGCAGCGGTTGCCGAGAAGACGGGCGACTCGGCCGCATCTGTCTGGCCAAGAGAAGTGTTGGTGATCACCCGTGCATCGACTGTCTGCCCCACCGTGAACTCAGAGGGCAGCGGGTCGAGCAGCCCCGCAGGGATCGCCCAGGCAGGAGTGCCGAGCGGCCACGCTTTGGGTACGGTGTCCAGCACGCCGCGTCTGATAGACAGCGCCCCGGTGAGGGCGTCCACGGCGTAGACCAGCGCGATCTCCAACTCATGGGCGGGGGCGTTGTCCGGGCCGATGATCAGGAAGTGGTCAATCGTAGGTGCCGCCCCGGTACGATCAGCAAGCATCGCTATTGTGGACTCGGCTTCGGGCTCCAGCACGGTCGCCAGCACTCCCTTTCCGGGGAAGGGCATGGTGTCTTGCGCGTTGACCCACTCCCGGCCGCCACTGGGTGTCGGGACCTCCAGATCGACGCTGTAGCTGACGCTCCCGCCTTCATATGGGGACGGAACGAGCAGTGCCACGTAGGTGGAAGGCAGCTCCAGCGCGTCGAGGCTTATCTCGTCCTGAAGCAGCGAATAAGCGGGCGCCGGGATCATCCGCGCCCCTTCCACTGGAATAGGCGGCTGCGCAGGGTCGATCCAGCCGGTACCAGGCGGGTTGATGAAGGCGGCCTGCGGCAGAGAAAACACGTCCTCCAGCAGCGACACTTTGATCTTCGGGCTGGCTCGGGTCCCGTAGCTGACCTCCGTCACCCTGACGATCAACCCTTCGATGCCGTATTCCGGCCAGTCGAGTTTCAGTACCTCGTAGGGCGTTACGTCCCAAAAGGAGCGGTCCAGCTCCGCTTCAGACGAGCTCAGCGGTGCGGAGGCGACCCGCAACTCCCTGTTACACAGTCGCTGCGCGAGTGCGGCATACCGGACGCCGTGGAAGTTGCGGCTATCCGACACCACCGCCCCCTGGACGGAAATGTTGCCGAGGTCTTGCGCGTAGACGGTTTCTTCCTGCTCATTGGCCGGGTTGGTCCAAGAGACCTTCATCTCGTTGGTCGTCTCGCCCCACGCTTTCCGGGAGAAGCCGAGGAGAACAGCGTTATCCGGGTTGATGGTACGCAACGTATCCGGGTCGTAGTCAGGCCGGATGAGCCGCAAGGTGATCAACCCGGTGCGCGGGTGGGTAAAGATGACGCCGTTGATGTGCGCCAGTATGTCGTTGACGAAATCCTCGATAGTCGTGGATTGCGCCCAGAGCATTGAGAGACCCAGCCGCTCGTCATAGAGCGTAGCAGCTGCCTCTAGGAAAGAGTGCGTATCTACGGCGTCCAGAATCTCCCCCATCCCCCAATCGGGGTTGGTGAGGCATTCGTAGATCATGTGCGCCGGGTTGGCGTCCGTGTCCTCTGAAACCCGTTGGAAAGGGCCATCGTCCGTGTCGGTGATCTCCCGTGGAATCTCGGCATAGCTGACGCCGAGCCCTCGGGGGATGCTCTTGACGGTGAACCACAACGGTTTGAGGTAGGGGTTTGTGGCTGCCCAGTAGAACCCTGACGCACCTGAGCCCATACCGTAGAAGAAAGCAGACAGTATGCCCCGGAAGCCCGGCACCGTTGTGGGTGTGCCGCCTAGCCGGGAGGCCAAGGCGGGGGTGGCGAGGTGATCGCTGCCGCCGAGCATGAAATCAACCCGGCCGACCAGTCCGCCTTCCTTCTTGATGCCGCCGTAGAGCCCTGCCTTGTCGATTGAGATGGAGGCGTTTTCGGTAATACTGCCTTCCCACGCCAGCTTCTCGCCGCCGTAGATGGCCTTCACCTCGTCCACGGGGCCGTGACAGACGCCCCAGTGAATCGACATGTTGTATTTGTATATTCGTACCTCACCGCTCTTACCGCCCACGCTGCGGCTCCCTGAGCGCAAGGGCGCGCTCGATAAAAGGGTCGTTGAGGCTCTTGGCTAGAGGGAGGGGCATTCCGTTCTCGACGAACTCCCCCATGGTCATTTCAGGGGGCAGGTCGTCCACACGCTGACGGAACCAGCGTCTGATCCCCAGCGGGCAGCCCCCCGCCCGGATCACGTCATCGACAGTCAACCGGTCGGTCGTCACATCTTCACCTTTTCCGAAGTTGTCGAAACGTCCCCCGTCCAGAGGGCGTTGGGGGAGCGAACCGTCATCGTCCCGAAAACCACGGGAACGGGCATCCCGGCGTCCGCCGTTGGGACATCAAGCTCCTCGGCGGCTTCGGGCGTAGGGGCCTTCGGACGCGGCATGAAGAGGTAAGAAAGCGCCGCCATGACGATGGCGACGATGACTTGTACGATCCACGCTTGCACAGGCTCGCCCTCAGTAGAAACTGTTGTAGTTGCCGACGGGGTTTTTCAGCGGAATCCACGGCTGCCCGCCGTAGTTCGCAATGTTCTCGTGCAGGTCTTGGCAGTCGTTCTGCTGGTGGTTGCAGCCCGTCGAGAGCCGCACCTGCGTGAATGTCGTTAGGTCAGAAGGGACGCCGTTCAGGACCAGCTGCCCGGTCACCCCCACCTGAAGAATGGCGCGCGTGATCACCCCGCCTTCAGGAGTATCCCATTCCGCCAAGCCCCCGATGAACTTCAGCGGCTCGAAAGGTCCGTGCCAACCTGTGCCAGAGGTCACGATAGAGCCGCCGATGTGCTGCGGCTGCGCAGAGACGGTTCTGGCCAACCGGTTAGCCCGGCAACGCGGGCCGTATAGGACATGCGGACACCCAAACTGAAAGTTGCGTCGCAACCCCGGACGCCGGGTGGCCGTGCCGATGGGCTCACAGTCGAACTTGGACTCTATATTGTCTGCACTGAAGCTGAGGATTCGCCCCGACCAGATGGTGATGAACTCCTGATCGGGGTCGTTCATATCCCCTTGGCGGATACGCAGCGTTGTGGTCATGTCGGGCGGATGCACAAGGAAAACTTGGGTGAGCGGGTTCTCGAACGGGCAGCGCAGCTCTAGCTTCGTGTTGTCGAGCGAGCCGCTAGCCTTGACCTCACTGTGCTCGATGGCTGTGACGAGGTAGGTGTTGCCCTCGTGGGAAATCGGCTGCTCAGCGTCTGTCAGGTACAGCCGCTGGCCAGCCCCTGATCCGTGTACGATGTCGTACAAGAATACAGGCTCCGCAAGGTTTCGACTGCTCTGAAATAGTCCGAACACTTATCACCTGACAGTTGAGTCATCCAGCATAAGATGAAACCATCCAGCCAAAGCCTCGTCAATCGGTTTGTTCAACTGGGAGGTCCTCCAGAGACATCACGGTGAGCTGAATGTTCGCTACCGAGTTCGTAAGCCATTCGACGGTGAGGATGTCCGACACAAAGCGGCAGGCCAGAAGCCAGCCCATCATCGTCACGTTGTCCTCGGAAATCTCCCGGCCCCACACGCCGTCAACCGTGATTGCAGTGTCGTTTCCGAAAGCGTCTGAAATTTTCTCAATGGACAGAATTTTCCGCAACAGCAGCTCCCCGTCGTCCATCTGGATAAAGAGCGCTCGGTGAACCGTGGAGTCGCCATAGATGTTGCCGAACTCGTGCCCGTCCACCCGTAGCGTAGCAACCGTGGGCTGCATCACCATCTTGGGGCGGAAGTCGTACTCCCATGTCGGGAGATAAAACTCTCCCTGCCGCCCCTTCATCCGGAAGAAGAGCTGCCGTATCTGCTCCGCTTCCTCGTAATCGCGGCTCAGGTAGGTGGCAGTCCGTGTCTCCGTGCCGAAGACTATGGGAGCGAACCGGTGGACGGGACCGCGACCGTAATCCAGCACTTCTGCCTCGTGCGTGAACACGCCCTCTACCCGGTTGGCCCAGTTGGGCTTGCGCAGGAACACCTCTCGCCCGTCAAGCAGGACTTCGGGCTCGTCCAGCTCTTCGACGGGTTCAGAAAGTGGCCGCACGTCGAACTCGATGGCCGGGGTGGCTACAGCGTTGGTGAGCCTCGGGGCAGAGATTTCCTGCCGCATGAAACCGGTGAGGCCCGGATAGACGAGAGTGCCGACCGGCCAGAACTGACTGGACCGGGACTTGAACGTCACGGAGTTCTCGTCTTCGTCAATCTCTTCGATGACCTTGATGTCGTAGTCGCCATCGTGCTCCAGCACCACTTGGGCTTCAGGGACCGCCCACCGGGGCAGTTCATCAAAGCGGAGACGATTCCCCCCCACGCTCATGACGCCCGTGGAAGCGGTCTTCCGGGTAATCTCCGGCAAGCACCAGGGACGGTGCTGCCAGTAGCGCATCGAATCCCGGAAGAGCCTGAAATTCTCATGGGTGACGTGCGTCTGGTAGGAGACGCTTTTCCGAGGGACCGACCGGTTGGCGACCCGCTGCTCCTTACCCGAACGGCTGACAGAGACGGAGGTCGAGAAGCTGTATTCGACCCGGTACGGCTGGCCCGAGGGAGGCCAAGCCGGGGAGAGGTCAAGCAGGCGCACACGGACGCCAGCGACCGGGAGATCGTAGACCGCAGGGGCGTCGAACACCCAGCGGATATCGCCGGAGATAACGGCGGGGCCCTCACCAAGAGCCGTCACCCGGTAGGACACCACGCCCAGCGGCGGCATCGCCACGGGGGGCGTAACGCCCTCCATCCGGATGCCTTGCGCCTCGTCGTAGACCAGCTCCTCCAAAGTGACGGTGGTGCGGTAGTAGGCGTTCCAGACGGTCACGATCCGGTCGGAGTCCGAAGACACCGCACCGAAGTCGAGGACTACCGGGTCGAAGTGCAGCTGGTTGTAGTAGTCGTTGAAGAACGTCGCCACCTGCGTCGAGGCCCGGTCCGCGTAGGTGGACGGGTAAACGGGCAGAGTGACGTTGAACCCACCGGGCGTCAGACGCCCGGTGTCGTCGTACAACCCTCTAAGGCCGACCTCGATGTGTCCGCCCTTCGGTGCGTCAACGGACTGTCCCGGAACGGGGAACCAGTCGTTGTAGCCGGTGTTGAGATACGCCCCGTCCACCGCCGCCTCACTCGTTCATCAGGTAGGCCATGCCGGCGTACTGACTGCTGTTCATGTAGGGGAAGCGATAGTTGGTGCCGGGGTTGCCGCCATGCCGGAATACAGAGAATGACGACTGCTTAGAGAATACGGGAAAGACCATCCAGTTTTGTGTGCCGATCTGCACACTGGCCCCCGGCTCCAAATCTTCCATGTGGACCATACGAACACCGGCCGGAGCCCCTATGGCCCTGAAATACTGATTGGGCTCGATCCTGTGCCCAATGTAGAGATTGATCGGAGTGAGTATCTGGTTTCCCGAGAAGGGGCTTTTTCCCGCAGCCATGTAGCCCGTGTTGATGCTGTCGGAGAAGCCTCCTAATACGCAAGACTCACCAACCGAGGCGAACTGATCGTCGAAAGAGGCGGTAGAAGAGCCGAGGGGCACATAAAACGTGCGCCACGGTGTTGGGTTTTCCGGATGGCCGACGTAAACACCCCCTCCGCCTCCGTCCACGTAGTTGTTCTTCATGGAAAAAGGGAACAAGGACACGGAAGCGTCATCCCCCCGGCGGGACGTTGACGTAGATGAGGGGGACGAAGGCCACTGCGCGCTCCCGGTTACGGCTTCACCCCCCTCGAAATGCGATACTTTCTGCACGTAACCCAAGTAGAAATGGCGGTAGAGGTTAAATCCGTACTCAATCACGCCGCCAATCCAGGAGCTACCGGGCTGCCCTGCGGGGGTGTCGAGGTTGCCGAAAAGACGGAGGAGCGTGGGCTGCTGGATAACGAGCGCATCCAGATTGCTCCCGCCGTTAATGTTGAACTTGGGGGACTCCACGATGGCCCCGCTGCGCTCCGAACCGACGCCTGCCACGCCGAGAATCAATCGCTCCCGTTCTGCTGTCGTCCCTTCTCCAGTCCTTTGATAAGTAACGGAGAAGGCGCGAGCTTCGCTGTATAGTGGGTGCTCAAAACTAATGATGCTGCCGTCCTCTGTGTCGAAGCCGAGCGACGCAGCAAACGCCCGCACGGCCCCAGGCACTTCTGACAGGCTGGAAATCGTGTATGTTGTGAAAGCCATAGCGCTACTCCAGGGCCAATGCCCAGTATTCGTCACGGGTGGTCCGTTGCACGTTCTGAACCACCAAATGATCGACGCCACCGACGGAGACGACGTTCTCCGCAGCGTTTCCAACGCCGGGGACCTGGAAGACCCCCTCCAAAATGCCGTAGGTGACGGGGCTGGGAGCGACGGAGTTGCTGAAAGCCATGAGGGTCGCGGGTAAGAGCGGCATCTCGCCGTTCAGCCCGGCAGTAACACGTGCCCGGACACTGTTGTATCCGAGCGCGCTGCTCCCTCTCATGGGGAAGCTGTCTGTCGGGCCATCTAAGGGGTAGGTTGTCTGAGAGCCCATGTACCGCGGGAAACCTCTGCCCCCGGTAACAAAGCGTGGGACGGCGTACACGCTCCCGTTGTAGTCGAGCGTTCCCCCACGCCACTCCCCGTCTGGGTCCAACATATACGCGGACGAGTCGTGCCACGAACCGGTAGAGGCGTTGCTTCTCGGATAGACAAAATGCCGGTATGAGTCAGCCCCCGTCACTCGCCACGACACCGGAGCGTAAGTACTGCTGTAACCAGAGTACCCCCGGGTCCCGCCGATAAACAGAGGGTATGGATAGGCGACCGGTGTGGCGTAGGGTAGGAAGAAGCCGCCGTACATCGCCTGGTAGATGGTCGAGATGTTGACCACCACGACGAAGCGGCGACCGTTGGCCACGAACCAATACTTCATCGGGTTGAAGTCTAGGAAGATAAGGGGCCTGCGAGGGAGCGCGTTAACGTGGTCGTAGTACCGTTCAGCGGTCGGTATCACCCCGGTCATCCCGCTTATGTATATCTGCGATTCAGCGGCAACCTGAGCCTCATCTGTGCGGCGGAGACCGACCAGAACCTCGTTGCCGCCCGTGATGCCGGGGCCACGGAGCGCCAGCTCCCGTTCGGGCCACTCCGCGTGCTCCCAGACCTTGGTCCAGTTCTGCCCGGCCGCCACGAGGGCTGAGTCGTTCTGTAGGAAGTCCAGCAGCTCGTCCCACAATTCGATATGGTTGGCCGCCGTACC